AGATGACGGTGGTCGCGATCTTCTTGACGTTGACCACGACCTCCGCGTACTCCGCGCCGGTGACCGGCTTCGCGGCACCTTCCGCCACGAACGCGGCGGTAGGACGACCCGCGTACACCGCGTAGCGCTGCCGCTTACCGGCAACACGATCAACACGGGACAGGGACTGCACAGCGGANNGTCGCGGACGAGGTAGCCGCCGGACGCGTCAGTGCCTTCGAGTAGCGGGATAGCGTTGGGCATATCTAGCTCCGGGTAAGACGTTTGACATAATGGGCGGCGTATGTCGTTACGGCCAGACGAAAGGAGCCCTGTGTCGTCAGGGACAAACGAAGGAATGTGCGAGTGCGGCTGCGGTCAACCCGCGCCACTGGCAACACGAACCGTGCGCGCTCGCGGCCGCGTCAAAGGCCAACCGATGCGATTCATCAGAGGCCACAACGCGAAAGGCATGGATCGCAGCGGCCCGCAAAAGACCGACCGCTACGAGATCGTTGACACGGGGTACGCCTCCCCGTGCTGGATCTGGAAACTCAAGACCAACGCGACCGGCTACGGCTACCTCTCGGACCGAGGCCGCGATCGTCTCGCGCACAGGTGGTATTACGAAGCCGCGCGAGGCCCCATCCCGAAGGGTCTACAACTCGACCACCTCTGCCGCCAGCGGCTCTGCGTCAACCCCGACCACCTCGAACCGGTAACCGCGATGGAGAACGGCCGGCGCGGCGCTTCCACGAAGCTCAGCTACGAACAGACCGTTGAGATCGCGGAACGTCGGCGTGCCGGCGAAACGGTCAGGGCGCTCGGGGCAGAGTTCGGCGTGACGAGAGAGACGGTCCGGCTGATCGGCTTGTCCGGGCCGGACCGTCCTCGTCGCTCGGGTTAGCGGCGCCCGGTTAGGGCACCAAGCAGGTCTTGGCCCAACCCGAGCTTCATGTCGGGCTTGCCATCAGCGCCAAGAGGAACCTCGGCGGTCGGCGTAGACGGTGCGGCAACCCCGCCAATCGGGGTCGGCTGCCCACCAACAGGGCCGACAAGGTCTGTGCGGTCCTTCGCGAGCTGATCGACAGCGGCCCGCAGTTTCTCCGGCGAGTCCAGACCGTCGATCTGCCCGGACAGGAACGTGACCGCATCATCCGGCACACGGAACCCTGCGGCATGCGCGGCCTTCCAGATCTCAAGGGACCGTTCGGCCTGGGTTGCGCGGGACGCGGCCTGCTCAGCCTCCCGCTGCCGGGAGAGCGCATCCTGCTGGGCACGCTCGAGCTCTGACATGGCGGCGCGCTGCCGTTCGGCCTCGGCCTGTTCCATCGCGTCGAGCTTGGCCTGCAGCGCGTTCTTCGCGCCGTTGACTTCCTCGAACCGCTGGTACGGCACCGGCGGCTTCTCACGCCCCTCCGGGGCCTGCTGCGCCGTGGTGTTGGCCTCAACCGGGGCCGGGACCGGCGGTGCTGGCGCGGCGGGTGCGCCTAGTCGTGCGGCCACCGCCTCGGGGGAACGATCCTGTGTCTGGTCGCTCATGCCGTTGCAGCCTCCTCCGGCAGACCGGCACGCAAACGCAGGATCTCCTGCTTCGCCCACTTGCCGTACTGGCCGGTCCCTGCGATCGCATCAGCGATCAGCAGGTTCTCGTGCTCAAGAGCGTCAAGGCGCTCCGCGGTACTGCGCTTCGCCTGCCTATCGACAGGCGCATCGGTTGTGGCCGTGTCAGCCATCATCATGCCCTTTCTCTCCTGTATCGCCGGAGCAGCGGTAAGGGACTACTGCTGGGGAAACGATTCGAAGGTCGGGAATGCCTGCTCGGTGCGAAGGCGCTGGACCTCTTCGGCCTGCTGCTCGTCACCCCACTCGGGGTGAAGGAACGCGACTCTCTGCTCAAGGCTGATCGCGTCCGCGCTGACCATCGCGGTCAACTGCTGCGCGGCCTCCATGTCATCGCGCGGCAAACCATCGGCACGGACCATTGACGGCGGCTCATCCGGCGCAAGCCACTTGCGGCCAAACCCGCCCTCCGTCGTCCGGCGAGCGTCGAGGATCTGGGCGGCATAAAGCAGCCGCGAGACACCGGAGTCCATGTGCGAACCGGTGCCGGAAACCTCAAGCAGCGAATGCACCATCTTCAACCTGAGCGCCGTCCCAGAGACCGCGCCACCCTCGACGGCGCGCCCGGCGAGCTGCGGCGCGACACCCGCGAACGTGAGCGTCGTGTCGATCAGATGGTTCAGCCAGGCAACGGTCTGGTCGGCCTGGAACCCGTAGTCGATGACCTGCAACGGCGACGTCGAAACACCGTCGCCCTTCTCGCGGGACGTGCGCACGAAAATGTCGTCGCCCTCAGGGAGCCGTCCGTCTTTCAGGTTCGCGGCGTCAACGATCGCGCGCTTGCGGCCCGCCAACCGAAGGTTGTGCTGCCCCACCGTCGTCGCCTCGTTCACCGCCAGGAACCGGTCCTTCAAGCCCTGGTAGTCGCTGTAGCCGCGGGTCGGGTCAGCGTCGATCGCGTTCGGCAGAAACGCCACCAACGGAAAGTCGAAACCGGTGATCGTTGTCTCGGCACGGTTCTGCGTCGGCACGAACGAAGACAGCTTGATCTTGGTGCCGAGGCGGGTAGTGGACCCGCGCCACAGCTCGGTATCAACGGTGCCGGCGGTGTAGTGCTCAAGCATCCGAAACCGCTCAGTCGAGCTAGCCCTGGGTGCCCATGTGGTGATGAACGTCGCGCCGGTAACGAACCGTCCCTCGAAATGCGGGATCGTCCTGGACCTCGACACCACCTCAATGATCGGAACATCAATCAGAGCCGGGTCCACTACGACCCTGGCCCAGCCTTCGCCCTCCGAGCTCGCGATCACGGTCGCTCGGTGAAGCTCCGCGGCTAGGCCCTGACGGCCGGTCAGGTAGTCAAGGTTCGCCTGATCCGTGTCGTTTGCGGCCTTGAACACGGGTGGTTCGCCGAACAGCAGGTTCGCTTTCGCCCTGGACACCATGCGCGGGACCGGGGAAATCATGTACCGCTGCCGCCACGACCGTGAAATCTCCTGGCGAAGCCTGACCTCATCAGAGGAAAGGAACGCCTGGAACAGCTCGATCGACTCCCACACCCCGGCCTGCGCAGGCGGCGGCCAAGTGCCATCACCGGTCAGCCGGTCGTGCAACTGCTGCATCACGCCCATCTAGCCAACCTCGCCGATCAGATCGAGACCGGCCTGCACCGCGTCAGCGAACGCCACCGGCGCGTCCCTGACGTCCACGAAACGTTGCTCGCACTGAATGTGCTCGGCCGGCACCGAAGCCATCTGTGCGCGGGCGACCACCGAATGCGGGTGGAGCTGAACGGAGCACACGAACTGCTCGCCATGCGCCGACGACTGCTCGATCTCGAACTTGTAGAACAGGCGGTAGCCGGCACGAAAGCAGGCGCGGCGCTCCTCGTTTGCGACCGCATCGGGGATCACGGGGTCGGTCTTTGTAGGCACAGGCTTACCCCCGTGGGTCAAGGTCAGGGAACTCCGCGGCGATCGGCCACACAGCGGCGATCAACGCGTCGGGGGCATGGTCGTTCTCTTTGACGACCTCGCCCTTCTCATTGAGCTTCAGGTCACGCAACTGCTGCAACAGCACCGTGTTCTCCGGGCTGATCGCAAGCACCCGGGTCGTTTCGCCCGCATGCGTTCGCGCCAAAAGTTGGCGAATGAACCCGATCGTGCGGCGCTTACGCCTGTTGAAATCAACCCGGTAAATGCCGACCGGCTCGGGGGCGATCGACGCGAACGTCGCCATCTGCTGCGCGCCCGCCGCGTCATAACGGGCCTCATGGAGCGGCGGGTCATATTGGGACGCCGCCGCAAGCATGCGATGCGTCAACTCGACGGGTTCGCCACGGTGCGCCACAACCTCGCCGGGCGGCACATACAAGCCGCCGCCCGCCAAAGGCCAACCCACAACACAAGCGGTAGTCCCGATACCCCAGTCGATGCCGAGCACAAGGCCACCGTCTGCCGGTGGCGCAAGGTCGCCCTGCTCGCGCAACCTGTCGAACTCCGCGCCCAACCTCGCCGCAGCGTCGATCCCGGCCGGGTACACATGGTCGGTGCCGGGCGCCGCGAACGCATCCTCCTCGACCTCCGGGTACTCGGTACGAAACCGGTCCGGGTCACCAAGATCCTCAAGCTGCTTCTGTTTCCATGTCTCGTCGCGGTCGGGGCGGCATTGCCACGGAAAGAACAGGGCGGTGAAACTGCTGATGCCTTGTACGGCTCTCGCCCACTGTTTCGCGAACTCTGCGCCCAGAGCGTTCGATGTCGCGGACCCGTTGCCGGTCGATACGACACCGATGCGGCCGCCGCCCTCGATCGTCGGGAGGATCGCCCGCCAAATGTCGCCGGCTCCGCGCTGGAACGCGAACTCGTCAAGCAACACCAGGCCGGCGGTCTCAGAGCGAGCGGCAGCCGGAGTACCCACCAGCGCCTTGATCGTGGACGCCCCAACATCCAGCACGGTGACGTGGTCTCGTGTCTTCGCCGGTGTCTCAAGCAGCGCGAGGAGGTGTGCTGAAGCGGGGTCCGCTGCGATCCGGTCGCGCATCCTGCGAATACGGTCAAGCAGCTCCGAAGCATCACCCTCGGTCTTGCACAGGATCAGAACCCTGATGCCCTGCTGCGTGACCGCAAGCCACAGCGCGTACGCAAGGAAGATCCACGAAAGGCCCAGACGGCGGGCTTTCAGCACGATGACGGCACGGTCCTCGTGCAACGCCTTCACGGCCTGGGCCTGGAACGGCCACAGCTTCAGCTTGATGATGGTGCCGTCGGGGTCTTCGATCTCGACGTGCCGGCCCATGAACACGCACGGGTCGGCGAAGCACTCACGCCGGTCTAGTTCTTGTAGGGCGGCGACTTGGTCAGCTAGTGCAGGCATCGCGCCTGCCGGTGAGCGCCGCGGCCAGTTCCCGTAGCTCGGCGTCCGACTTCTCAGACAACTGGACACCGCCCTTGTGTGTGATCTCCTGGCGCTCGCCGTACAGCTCGCGGCGGTGCGACTTGAGCAGGAAGATCGCGGCGGTTGTGTCCTTGTCCTTCGCGCGTTCGATCAGGGCGGCCTCGACGTCGTCTAGTGCGCTGTTGATCGCGTCGTGCCACGCGATCGCGAACGCCTCGTCGGACTGGCGTGCGCGGTAGGCGGTTGCGCGGTCAACGTCGGCGTGGCTTGCGGCCTTCGTGACGTCCGGGCAGGCAGCGAGCGCCTCGAGGAATGCTGGCTTCCAGTCGTGGCGCTTGGGCTTTGCCTTTTTAGGCGTTGCGTTCGTTGCGGTCATCGCAGGGTTCTCCTTGCGGTGAGAAGGGTGGGCCGTGCCGACAGATTCAGCCGGGTCGTAAAACCGCCCCGTGAGGGTGGTCGGGCTGCCTTGCTTCGGCACGGCGTTCGACACGGTGCCCGGCTGGGGGGAGGCAGCGGGTGCTGTGGTGTCGAAGGTTCGCCCCAGCCTGTTCGGCTTGGGGCCACGGCGCGCAGAACGGTGTGTGTTCGCGCCGAAGGGTGGTTGCCTGTGGGCGTGCGGGGGGTTACGGCCTCCGCGCGTTCCGGCTATGTGGGCCGGCCACTAGGCTCGCTTGTGGAGGATACGGGCCTGTCGGACGGAACCGTGCTCATGTTCGGTTCTTTCGGTCCAGGAACGCTCGGGCCTGCCACGGTGGGTCGCCCTCGTACCGTGTGCGGCCGTCTTCCCCTGGTTTCTTCCAGGCCAGAAGGTCGGCTAGCAGGCGCTCTGCTTCGGCTAGGTCCGCCTCCAACACGTCGATGCGATGCAGGTATTCTTCGCCCTTACCGGCCGAAGCCACAAACGCCTCAAGGGCCTGGCGAAGCGCAACGCGGTGCCGGTCCTGCTCCACCAACGGAGCCAACGCATCGAAGAACGCTGCGGCTGCCACATCCCACAACTCGTCGGGGATTACGAGTGCTGAATGCGACCCAAAGCGGGTTTCGGGCGATTGTTTGACGTTCCGCGTCCCGTCCGGTTCGGCACCCTGCGGAAGAACCGGCAACACCGCATCGGCCTGCCGGAGAAAGTACGACCGCAAACGACATACGCCGCCCATTATGTCAAACGTCGACACGACTATCTCGCCCGACGAGTCCCACGGGCCATAGGTTCGTTCACCGCCGCTTGCGCAGTACAGCGCCCGCGCGATCTTCTCCCGTAGCTCACTCATCGCTGCTCCCCCTCAGAGACACGAGCAAGGAACGCGGACGCGGCCTCGCCAGCGACATCCCGGATGCCGGGCACCAGCTCCTGCTCCATCAGTGCGCGAACGTGCCGGATCGCCTCGTCGCGCTCGGCCTCGGCCTTCTCAGCCCTAGCCAGGTCCCCCTCAAGGACAGACAGAACAGCATCGGCAACAACAAGATTGCGTTCACGAGTCCGGTCAGAACAGTCGGCCCACGCCATCGGTTCCGCACCGGCATCAACAGACTCTTGGTCGTAGTGGTCCCACAGCGCCTCGGCGATCCGTTCCCTCAACCCCTCGACCGGCTTCTCGCTCACAGACAAGACAGGAGCGGGGCGCGGGCGAACCGCTGCCAATGCGTTGCCGAGACGGTCGAACCGCTGAAACCGCACCCCGCTCACGACTGACCACCCGCCTCGGACGCAGGGACACCGAGCGACCTCAAAGCGTCCAGCGCGTACATCGCCGCTATCTCAACCGAGTCGTACGACTCCGCACTAAGCAGCTCCCTGGAGCCCACCTTTGACCTGAGCGCGACCCCGTGGCCGGGCTCCTGCTGAGTCGCATTCCAAGTCGCCAGCCGCAAGTCCTGGCGCTCGGCGTAAGCCGCGAGCTGGTCTAGGAAGGTCGCCCCG